TAGGAGAATGAAATACACAGATGAAGGAGAGGAAGGGAGAAGGAAGGAGGTGGCGGAGCAGAAGTAAATAGAAGGAATAGAAATAAATAGAAAAATGGTGTTCCCCCTCGGAAGAAAATTAAATGCTTTATTATTATTAAGAGCCTATTTATATTTAATAAATAATGAAAGGAGATAAAGCTATGCAAGACGTAGTTAACATTATAAGTACAATAGGTTTCCCTATTTTTAGCTTTCTTCTTTGTGGCTATGCACTTAAGTATGTGTATGATAAAGAACGTAGTTCATTAGATACAGCAATAGATAAATTAGGTGCAATAACATTAGCTGTTGAAAAGAACAGTGAAAGTATTAGAGAGTTAACAGCAGAGATAAGGGAAAGGAGTGAAAAGGATGATAAGTCAATTAGCGAAAGTAATTAAACTATCACCTAATCATAGTGGCAAAAGAACTCATGCAGTAGATACCATATCACCACATTGTTTCGTTGGGCAAGTAACGGCGGAGCGAGGCTTGGAGGTATTTTTACCAACATCTAGAGATGCTTCTTGTAACTATGTAATAGGATATGATGGAAAGATTGGATGTAGTGTAGATGAAGATAACAGGTCATGGTGTACATCAAGTAGAGAAAATGACCAGAGAGCTATTACTATTGAGTGTGCGAGTGATGCTTATCATCCTTATGCTTTTACTCCAGCATGCTATGATAACTTAATTAAGTTATGTGTAGATATTTGTAAAAGATACAAGAAAACAAAGGTAGTATGGAAGAATGATAAAAACTATATGTTAAATTATCAGCCAAAAGCAAATGAAATGAGAATAACAGTTCATAGATGGTTTGCAAATAAAGCATGTCCTGGTGATTGGCTTATGGGTAAAATGGATGCAATGGTTGCAGAAATTAATAAGCAATTAGGTGATAAACCAGAACCAGCTAAAAAGTTATATCATGTACAGGTTGGTGCATATAAAGTAAAGAAAAATGCAGATAATATGGCTGCAAAGTTACAAAAAGATGGATATAAGACATATATTGTACAGATTGATGGACTTTATAAAGTACAAACTGGTGCATTTAGTGTAAAGAAAAATGCGGATAATTTAGCAAAAGAATTGAAAAATAAAGGATATGCAACATATATTACTCAGTACTAAGGAGGTGTGATATGGCTAAAAAATCATATAAAGCACCTAAAGAAAAAAGACCTAAAGTATTGGTAGATGCAGATTTCTGGCACTTAGACAAATTATTAGCTACAAATGCAGATATTATGATGGCTATAGGCCAGAGAGGAAATGGTAAAACATGGCAAGTTCATAAGTATATGCTTGAAGACTATGCTAAAAGAAAAGTTAGATTTGCTTATATAAGAAGATGGGCTGAGGATATTGTTTCAGCAAAATGTTCTATATTGTTCTCAGCCCAGAATATTGAGCAAATATTTGGACCTGGATGTGTAATTAAATTTGAAAAATCAGCATTTATGTTATACAGACCGGCAGCTTCAGAAGATGAAGAACCACCAGAACCAGAAACAATTGGTTATGCTTTAGCATTAAATCAGGCAGCACATACTAAATCTGTTGCATATACAGATATTAAAAACATATTATTTGATGAGTTTATTGATATTGTAGAATCCAGAAAACTTAAAAATGAAGTATCAATGTGGGAAAATACATTATCAACACTTATTAGACACTCTCAAGATGTTAAAGTATTTATGCTTGCCAATACAGTATCAAGATATAGTGAATATTTCACCTTATATGACTTTGATATAGCTTCAATTCAGCAAGGAGAAATTAAGGTAAATACTTTTGATAAAGGAGAAAATATACTTACTGTAGCTCTTGAATATTGTAAATATAATCCAGCTATTGCATCACATTCACAGAAATATATTAAATCAAACATGATTAATAAAGGTGAATGGGAAATTCCATTATCTGAAGAGATACCTGAAGTTACTGGTGAAACACACCATGATACATTATTATTCTCGATGTGGGACCCAGGTATGGGTGTTAATTTAGGATGCTATATTAGACATGCAAAGTGGTATACACTTGAAACAAATGATTATATTCAAAGACCAGTACCACATGAAAGAGAATTTCTGGTTATAAAACAAACTTTGGACCAATCAAAATATTATCATTTAACTGACCAAAAATCACTTAAATATAATTATTGGAATAATCTGAAGTTAATGTGGAAAGACATTGAAGAAAACTGTGATATTGATATTGCAAATGAATTTAATCACAGTAGAGTATTTGTTGAGAACAAGTTTACAGCAGACAATTTCTATAATGCTTATATGTATTATTTGTCTGTATCAATAAGAGATACTTTATAAGGAGGAAATCACTATGAAAATGGGTGATATTGTAGCATTAGCTAAAGCAGGATATAAACCTGCTGACGTATTAAAATTATTAGAGTATGTGGAAACATCTCCAAAAGTACAGGAAGCGGCACCTGGTACAACTCCAGATGATGTTCCTAAAGATACTCCGGACCCTGACCCGGAACCTGAAAAGGTTGAAGAAAAGGAAGAAGAAACTAATGATGATGAATCGGTTTTAGACAAATTATTTGATTAATTAAGGAGGAAAATATTATGAAACCATTAACACCGATTGATGCGTATGCTGTGATTAATGAGCTTTCAAAGCAGGCACTTGGTGCTAAAGCTGTTACTGCAGTAGATGCAACAAATTTCGTAGCTGTTGGTGACCAGATTTTACAGTCTGGTGTAGACAACGTAATCAACTCTATTTCTATTCTTGTTACTAGAGTTGTAAATAAGTCTAGAGCATATACAGGTAAATTTCAGTCAATTATGGCTGACTCTACTACTTATGGTAATAGACTTTTAAAGAGAAAAACTTATTCAAAAGAAGCCATTCCAGCAGGTAATGTAAATACAGACCTCAATACAAATATTGGTGATGGTCTTAATGCTGAAACTGATGGTACAGGTTCTCAGTGGGATATGAGTTTTGCTCCTGCATTAGAGTTATCTTATGGTGGTTCTGATGTATGGTCATATCAGATGCCTACTGTAACTGAAGATGCACTTAAGGATGCTTTTAGAAATGAATCTGAATTTGTAGGTTTCATGAACATGAGAATGACTGAAGCTTATAATGAGATTGAAACAAATAAGGAAGCATTTGCAAGAATTACTGTTCTTAACCGTATTGCTGGTATCAACAAGATGGTTGCTGATGGTAACCTTGGTGCTGAGTGTGTAGTTGACCTTGTGGCTTATGCTAACAAGAAGTCTGGTAAGACTTATACTAGAGCTGAATGGCTTGAAGAGCATAGAGAAGAGTTCTTAAAGCTCATCGCTGTTAAGCTTGACACTGACTCTAGCAGACTTGAAGCTAGAACAGTTAAGTATCACTGGTCTCCTGCAAAGACTGTAGGTACTACTTCTTATGTACTTAAGCAGCACACACCTAAGTCTGCCCAGAAGATGCTTTACTATGCTCCACTTATCAGAGAGATGGAAACTGTAGTACTTCCTACTATCTTCCATGCTGATATGCTTAAGAATGTTGTTGGAAAGAATACATCTAAGGCTGAGGGTGTTGAGTACTGGCAGGCATTTGATGATGGTGATGACTTCGCAGGTGCAGCTATTAAGTGGACTCCTGCAATTCCTGTAGGTACAACTGCTGCACAGGATATGCCATTCGTATTTGGTATTCTTTATGATGAAGATGGTATTATGGTAAATTATCAGTTAGATAATGTACGTTCTACACCAGTTCATGCTCGTAAGGGTATCATCAATACATTTGCAAACTTCAAGAGATTACCTATCAATGACTTCACTGATAGTGCAATCGTTTATGTACTTGGTGCAGGTGGACAGTAAAATATGGAGGTAAACACGTATGGATAATGAACTTGACTTATTTGAAAGACAATTACAGTCTATCCGTGTTCCAGAGAAATATTGGTCAAATAAGGACTATGAATATAGGTATTGGTTCAGGGCGCTTTTACAGCGCCTTGATGCCTGCCTTGAATTTAAAGGTCTTCCTGATAATTGGCCAAAGAACTTCTTTTCACTCTGTTTATGGTGTTTTGGATATGTAGTAGTATTTAAGTCTGAAAGATTTGGTGTAACATTCCAGCCATGTACCCTTGGTGGTGTATGGGATTTCTTTTATCAGCCTAGTGAAGCTATAGTATGTAATCCAAAATTCCAGAAGAGATTTACAATTCATGAGAATTGTGAGTTAATTAAGTTAAGTGGTGATTATAAAGGTGTATTAGACATTGTTGACTATTATGCTGTAAAGCTTAGCAACTTATCAACCGCAACTAATATGGGTGTTGCCAATGCTAAATTGCCTGCAGTATTTTCTGCAAGAAATGAAGCTGAAAAGAGAACCATCGAAGCCGCTTATGATGATGTTCAGTCTGGTAAACCTATTATTATTACCAAACACACAGATAGAGCAGATGAAGTTATTCCTACTAAAAATCTTGTAGAAGTCTGGAACCAGGATTTCAAACAGACTTATATTGTTACAAGCTTACTTGCTGATACACAGACTATTTTAGACCAGTTCTATTCAGAAATTGGTATTGGTACAACTGTGGATAAGGCTTCACATATACTTGAACATGAAGCAGCTTTCCAGGATAATCAGGCACAGTCTCGTATTAAAGACCTTAAGAAATATCTTGATGAAAGCTGTGGAAAAACTAACAAAATGTTTGAATTAAATTTGGAGGTGGACTATGCATGCAAAGATGACCCTGCTGGGGACAGAAAAGTATCTGAACAGCAAGAATCTAAGTCTCGCCGATAAGTTTGATTTATCAACTATTCCAAATTTTGATGCGGACGTATTACTTGCTACAATGGTAAGGAATTTTCAGTCTCTACCATGTTTATATGAAGACCCGGATTATCAGTATGATGAAACGGACTTTTGGTGGAAACAACATAAAGCAGATTATGCTCGTATGTTCTTAGCTGTAAATGCTGAGTATAATCCAATTGAAAATTATGATAGAACAGAAACTAGAACAGGTGCTAGTACAACTATTGGTAATAATAGCAGTACAAAAGGTGGTACTGTAACAGTTGATAGTGAAAATAAGGGTACTGGTACAATTACTGAAGCAACTGAAGGTGAAACACATGGTACAGGTACACTCACTGAAGTATTAGATGGTGAGACAAAAGGTACTGGTACTATTGGTGTAGCAGGTACAGTAGATACTACAGTAACTGTTGACCAGGAAGATACACATAATACTGAAAATCGTGTTTCTGCATTTAATGAAAGCACATATCAGAATGCTTCAAAAGTTATTGAAGATGGAACTCTTGATAATACAACTACAACTGATACTGATACATCTGAAACTACCACTAGAAATACTAAAGATGAAGTAGATAATACAACTACTACTACAAGAAATCTTACTGATACAGTTGAGAATGAGAAGACAACTACTCGTAATACAACTGATACTTTAGATAGTACAACTACTACATCTGAAACTACTAGTGGCACTGATTCTAGTACAACTAATGATAGTTATACATTAAATATTCACGGAAATATCGGTGTAACTACCAATCAGCAGATGATTACTGCTGAACTTGAATTAAGACTTAAAAATATTTATACACTCATTGCAAAACAGTATAGTGATGAGATGTTATTATCAATTTGGTAAGGAGGTAAGGTTATGAATCGTGATTATACAGATTATCCAGAGCGTAATTCTGAGCACATTGTAAAAAATGAGCATAATGAATATCAGGACAAATTCTTTCATGATATTGACCTTGCCTTTTTACTTGATGCTATACAGAATATTGAACTTGAGGGTTATTCTCTCAATATTGTTAATAACAAGTTACAGTTATTAAATGATGATGGTGATATTGTATCAGAAGTTGATATTTCACAAGGTAGTCAAGGACCCGTTGGACCTACACCTAATATATCAATGAATGCTAGTGTTGATTCAAATATTGGTACACCTAGTGTTGAAATTGTTAAAACTGGTACAGCAGAACAGCCTGTATTCTCATTGGCTTTTCATAATTTGAAAGGTCAGAAAGGTGACCCAGGCCAGAATGGACGTGATGGACAAACTATTGTTGGGCCGGTTGGACCCGCTGGTCAGGATGGACAAGATGGAGTAACGCCAGTTGTATCAGCTACAGCGAGTGTTGACTCAAACACAGGAACACCTGGAGTAACTGTAACTAGAACAGGAACCGCTGAAAATCCTGTATTTAACTTTGCATTTACAAATATTAAAGGTGCAACTGGAGCCAAAGGCGACAAGGGTGACACTGGAAATACTGGTGAACAGGGTGAACCTGGAACACCATTCCAAGTAAAAGCACAGTATGATACATGGGCAGAATTTATTGCTGCACATCCTACTGGAGAAGTTGGTGATGCATATCAGGTTGGTTCTAATGATGAGTATTATACAAAAGATGAAGTAGATGATATTGTTGATGATATTAATCAGGTACCATCTGGTGGTAATAATGGTGATGTACTTACTAAAGCTACTACTGGTCCAATGTGGGCACCACCTGTTAAAGAGTTACCTGCTATTGCTTCTGGTGATGCTGGTAAAGTATTATCAGTAAATAGTGGTGAAACAGGTGTTGAATGGACTACTCCTTCTGGTGGTGGGTCAAATTATGGTTTAGATATTGTTGGTTTAGACCCTTATATAAAAATAAATAATGTTAATAAATCGAATTTTGCTTCACTTACCTTTACTATATATGATGAAAGTTATAACGAAAATTCTGTAACATTAACTGCAGCACAAATTGAAGCAGACCCACTTAACCTAAAGGTACAAGTATCTATAACAAATCCAATTATGATTATTATATCAGGAACTTTTAGTAGTGATGCTTATATAAAACTTCCAGATGGTCTTCATAAATTTGTAGATAATAATTCACTTGTTGGAAGCATGAGTGGTATACCACTTACAAATCGTAAGGCAGTAAGAAATGCAAATAATGACCTTATACCAATAAATGTTGCACCAAGCATTACTGAAAACAACGGAGTAGTTTCATTTGGTATGCTTTGGCAGTCATATTCATTTACTTATGGTTATCTTAAAAATATAGATGACTATTTGGATAGCCTTATTAACTACGATGAAATGAAATTTATTTGGTTTAGAGAAACAAATTAAGGAAGGAGGTAACCGAATATGGCAAATACAGGTAACGGTGTTTATATCTGGGATGAAGACCATAACGATTGGGAAAATATCGGTACAGCCATAGGTTCCAAAGGTGACAAAGGTGACCCTGGAAATACAGGTGCCACAGGTCAGACTGGACCGGCGGGTCAAGATGGTATAACCCCAGTAATTTCAGCAAATGCAAGTGTAGATGCAAATACGGGTACTCCTAGTGTAACCGTAACAAAATCAGGCACTGATGCAAATCCTACTTTTGCATTTGATTTTCATAATTTAAAAGGTAGAGACGGACAAGATGGACAGGATGGACAGGATTCAACTGTGCCAGGTCCACAAGGTTTTCCAGGGCCAGCTGGTAGGGATGGACAGAATGGAATAAATGGAACCAATGGACAAGACGGAATTACTCCACAAATTTCTGCTACTGCAACTGTAACAGAAAACGGAAGTACTCCTGCTGTTCAAGTTACAAAGTCTGGTACTGATGCAGCACCTACTTTTACATTTGATTTTCAAAATATTGTAGGAAATCCTGGAACCAATGGTCAGGATGGAAGTGACGGAACAGACGGAATTACACCTAATGTTCAGGCAAATGCTAGTGTTGATAATGCTGTTGGTAATCCGTATGTACTTGTAACTAAATCAGGTACACTTGAAAATCCTACATTTAATTTTGATTTTCATAATTTGAAAGGTAGAGATGGAACCAACGGAACCAACGGAAATGATGGTAGAGATGGAATTAACGGAACCAATGGTCGAGACGGAATTGCAGTTTCTTGGAGAGTAAGACAGTATGCTATTGATGCAACACTTGGTAGATTTTGGCTTACATCAATTTATTTCTGGGATGACCCAGATTTACAGCAGTATAAAACAGTTGGTCAGTTTGTATATGGTTCAACTAATACATCAAGTTATTTTGGTAGAATAGATGGATTTGGTACATATAATAATGTACAGAATGTTCCTTATATTTTATTTGAAAACTTGACACAGGTTGTATCTGCACAGGGTGCACCAGGTAAATCAATTTTACCTACTAATATAGTATTTGATAATTCAACAGTTACACCAGCTACAGTAAGTTATGCAAATAACAATTATATTCCTACACCTGGTGATAGTATACTTGATAGTACAAATACTTATATTGCTACTGTTACTTCAACTGACCCACAGGCTCAAACAGCAGTTATTGATAAAATCAATAGAATTGGTGGTCCAGGTACAGTTGGAGCTACACCAAATATTAGAGTAACTGCTTCAGTAGCAGATACTGTAGGTACACCTAATGTTCAAGTACATAATGGTGGTACAGCTGAAAATCCTATTATTAACCTTGCATTTTCAGGTATAAAAGGTCAGTCGGGTAGTAATGGAACCACACCTAATATACAGGCTACTGCTAGTGTAAATAATAATACTGGTGTTCCTTCTGTAAATGTTACAAGAACAGGTTCTAATGAAAATCCTAGCTTTGCATTTGACTTTAGAAATATTAAAGGTGATGACGGAGCTGATGGTAGTGCATATTGGTATTGCAATATAGCTATAGAAAATTTAACTACTATTAATACAAGTAATCTTTTTAGAGGTGGTCATGGTGGTACTAATCATGCTAAAGTAGGTGACCTTGTTTATAGTTATGATTCATATCTTGCTGTAATTTCTGCAATATCTAATAATGTATGTACTCTTTCAGAGAAATTATCTGTTAGAGGTTTACGTGGTTTGAAAGGTGACAAAGGTGACCGCGGAGATACGGGACCTATGGGACCTACCGGACCTGCATTAGATTCAAATATATATTATACAAAGAATGAGGTAAATGCCTTAATATATAATGCAAAGGGTGGTGGTTGGGAAGTTTTAGGTAGGGAAACCCGTCTTGTTCACGCACAAGGTGAAGTACAGGCATGGACTGAAGCAGAATGTTTAAATAAATATGGAGTTTATCCACCAATTGTTATAATTCCACCTTCTACAGGACCTGCTACATATCCATTCTATGAAGATGTATGGATTCCTTATGGCATTAACATTCATTCCTATAGTAATATAGCTGTTGATACTAATGCACAACCTTTAGTAGCTACGGCACAAGGTCAAAATGGTATAAAAGCTACAAACATTAAATTGTATCAAAGCAGTACTAAGGCTGGTATAGATATAAGTTTAAGCACTATAAGAACCTCGCTTGGTGATTATTCAGCTCCGTGGACTAGAATAAAATTAGACCATGTTGATGGTATAGATGGCTTTGGTGCATACTATGGCATGTGGGACTTAATTTATACTGTTAAATATGTGCATATTAAACATTTAGTAACACAAGCTAGTGAAAAAGGATTATTTTAAGAAAGGAGACTATTATGATTACATTGACATTTGGTAAAATGTTTAAGAAACCTAATTCTACTAAACAAACAATGGAAGATGAAGAAGAAGTTAGTGTTTCTTTAAAAGAAAATGTTGACATCAAGGCTCCTATATTTTTAGTAAACTTTGACACATCCAATTATAACTATATTAAGTGGGAACAGGAAGACTATCCTACTAGATATTATTGGATTGATAATACGGTCTACGTACACAATGCACTTTTCGAAGTGCATTGTAGTATGGACCTTGCTGCAACATATAAAGCACTGTTCCAGTATGGTACAAGAGGTCATTGTTTATATTGTACTGATGTAACTTATTGGGACGAATACTTTGATGATTTGAGATTTAATCCATCAAATCTTGATACTTATAGAAACTTAGGTTTCTTTGATGAAAACTATCTATATAAAACAAGCAATGTATTTGGTGATTACACTGTTTTATGGGATGTATGGTATGGACATGATGGTGTTATTGCTGGATATGGCAGTGGTACTTATGTAATGCAAACACAAACTAAAGTTGGTATGAAAACATATTTGTTAACACAATCACAGTTTACTACATTACTTACAAATATGGCTAATGTATTCTGGGCGGGTGCTCAAAATTTAGGTAAAGACCTTACTAAGTTAATTATAACTTGTAATTGGATGCCAATTAAAACAGCAGATTTAGCTGAAGAAATTTTAGGTCATTCACCTACAGTAGAAGAAGTTGTTATTGGTAATGACTCTATTGCAGGTACTTCTGCTTATGCCATTCCATACTTTAGTTTATTGACATTTAATGGTGAAATTGATATTCCACAAGACCCAGAAGACCACCCTAAGTTTATGGAAAACGCTAGATGGAATAAGTTATTGCTTAGTGCACCCGGTGGTACAACAGAACTTAGTTTGGATATGTGTTATGGTGCTCACAAAAAAGTATATTTTAATACAGCATTTGATGTAGTAGCAACTACTATAAATACTAAGTTTTCTTACGATAGTGAAGGTGGTTGGTCAAATATAAATGGTTCACTTGCTTATGAAAGTGAATGTAATATTGGTCAAGATGCTATGTGTTTGATTACAAAGATATTTAATGCCGCAACTGCTGCTGCTCAAATTGTTGTAGGTGGTGCTGCTGTAGCTGCTGGTGCTTTCTTAGGTGGTGCTGCAATTGGTGCTGCCGGTGCGGGTGCTGGTTTAGCAAAAGTTAAAGCAGCACAAACATTAGGTAGTACAGCATTGAATCTTAAACATAATGGTAGAAGTAGAGAGGATATGAAAGCTTCATTAATGCAACAGGGTATATCTGAAACATTAAATGAAAGTTCTGGATTAGGTAAAACACTTGCTATTGGTGGTGTATTATCTCAGTTAACACCTCCTATTAATACAGCTACTGCTTCTGGTACAAGTGGTAATAGTCAGGCTGCATTGTTTAATACACAACAGCTTGGTCTTATTCAGCTTAGATTAAAACCACTTAGATGTAAAGAACTTGCTCAAGATGGTCCTGGAGATACCGCATTAGATAAATATGGTTCATATTGTGATAAATGTGGTTATCCTGTAAATCAGTATTGGAATGATTTACCATTATGGACTGGAGTAGGTCATTATGTTGTTATAGAAAATGCACAGTTTAATCCTGAAAATGGTTATGTAAAAGATAATGTTCTTGGTATAACTGATGAAGAATTAGCTGCATGCCAGCAGCTTATTGGTTCAGGATTATGGATTGAATAAAAATAAAAGGGTATATCTTTATGATATACCCTTTTTAAGTGTTAAATAGATTGCAGTTGCTACTTCTGTTTCAACATTAGATTTTGTAACAATTTCGTAATAACTTCCTTCTGATTTATATTTTACACCATCTACTTCACATTCTGTAGTATCTGGATTAAACATAGGAAATCTACGAGAACCTGTTGGTAACACATAAGTATCTTTATACAAATCATCATTTAACTCAATATTTTCTTTATCACATGCAGATGCTTTAACTACCATACTATTATCCTTTTTTGTATAACAATATGCACCTGCTCTAAATGCTTTAAACTTCTTAATTTCTGCTTCTACTTTGAATGTACCTAGATTTTTTAATTTACTATAATCATAACCAAATAATCCACAGAAATTCAAAATATTTTTTCTTATATTATCATTAAACTCTTTTAATAACTCTCTATTCTTAGGAGTATCTAAACAATATACACTATCTGTCATACTCATATACCAACCTTCACATTTAAGTGCATAAGTAAGTAATAACTTCTTTGTATATGATGTAGTCCAAATACCCCACTGAGGTGCTAATGAAGCTGTTTTTCTCTTATATATAAAAGTAGATTCATCATTAATTTTCATAATTGTTCCACCATATATACTATTAACAGCTCTCTTTTGAATAATATGGTCATCACCTGTAGTTTCTTCTTTTTTAATATATTCCTCTACAATCTTATCTAATAGATATTTTGGTAAATAATTTAACTTAGCTTCTTGTAAATCTAAACATTCTATATTTACTACTGTACACATAGAAATGAGTAATTTAAGGTCTATATTATTCAGATTTATAATAACTGTATGACCACCTTTTTCTAAGTTATTATCATATATATCTTTATATACATGTATCTTATTTGACCAGCATGTATATGATATTTTATATAAACCTAATGAAGTTACATTTTTACTATCTAAGTAAAACTCCCAATTATCTGTGTCTACTTCCTTAAATGGTGTAACACAATGTTTTTCAATAAGTAATGAATAAATATACGCAGATGTTAAATCAAGAGCTAACATAGGTTCCTCAATAACCATATTTGGATATGGTATATATACTAAACCACCAAATAATGACTGTCTTAATGATAAATACTCATGATATTTCTTTGGAAATATATCTTTTGCTGTATTATCATCACATGCTTTTTCAATACGTTTTCTAGGAACCTGACTTACTGATTGATATACATAGCTTTCTGGTAAAAACAGATTATTAAATAAATACTCTGCTTTCTTAGCAATATCTCTTGCACTATGTACTGTTTCATCCCAACCAGATATATCTCTAAACTCTATAAAATCTACTATAACATAATTATTGAAATCTTCTGTTATATATTTATTGAAGAATCCACGTATAATATTTAAGTTATCAATATATACAAGTAAAGTTCTTACAATATTCTTTGATATTTCTTTCTTTTTTGTTTCACAATAACCTAAATGATATAACTCTTTAAGATATTCAAGAGTTTTTAATAACTTATCCATAGAGGTACCGGAGACCTCACATTGAGGCCCCGATAACTTCCATGACTTAATGTAACCAGCATTATCTTTTGTAAAGAAGTCAATTTCTAATCCATAAACTTCTTCAACATAATCAGATATATGTCCTTTACCTTTATCACGTACTCTCATAAGCATTCTCCTTAGATATTTACAAATGTATCAATGAACTTATTAACGATTGCATCCTTTTCTTTCATTAACTCTCTAGCTTCATTTAATCTGCCTACACCTTCTGTATAAGACATTCCTCTATTTTTCATATCATGATAATCTTCACCGAAATCTCTCATAATTCCTACTAATTTTTTACCTATATCCATTTTGCTTAACATATTCTCTGCCCAACCGTATGCTGCTTCTGTACTATATGTTTTAGGTGCATAATTAGCAAGTTCTTTAACTATATTATAATATTCATCTTTAGCTTTACTTAATACTTTTTCAATTTTTAACTTATTTCTATATTCTTCTGCTAAATCTTCATCTTCATTTGCAGTTTGACTAGCAATAGCCTTTATATCTTTCCATGTAGGCAAATTTTGTAAATATCTTATCTGGTCTTCTGTATAAGAATATTTTTCTCTAAGTCTGCCTTTACCAGTTACTGCTGCATCATAATCTAGATTTTCAGCTTTCTTTATAAAATTATCTGCAACATCATCTAAACCTCTTTTTTGAAGACGTTCAATACGCTTATTAATTGAATTTATACTTAACATAATCCTAACTCCTTCTTTAATTTTTTAACTGCTTGACTACCTACTATTGCTTTAGCCGGCGTAGTATAATACCATTCTGGAGCATCACCATTACTTATATGCTCAATAGCATCTTTATACCATTCATTATTATTTGGCTGACATAAACTTACAAACATACCGAATGACATACCATAAGTTCTATCATAATAATCTTTAGCTTCACTCATAATTATTCCTCCGCTGGATGACCATTACAACCATGACCATATCTCTTTGATTCTTCTTCAATCTCTGCCATAGTTTTTTCAAAACTCTCAGTTAAATCTTTAACCATTGCTTCATATTCTAAGATAGCACGTCTTTCTGCTTCTTCTTCCTGCTGTCTCTTAATAGCACGTTCTGTTTCAAAAACTGGAATTCTCTCACTCATTATTATTACCTCCATAAATATGTTCTTCAATCATCTCGTTACAAATACGTAACACATCATTAAGTTGAGTAAACTCTGCGAAGAGGGCCTGAGGCATATCCTCAAGCACCTCCTTTAAATACATTACATCTTCAATATCTACATTCATATCTTATTCCTCCTATATTATTAAATATACCTTCGTTACTGCCATATTGTTATAAAACGACCATTTGATGTACAAGTATACATTACTACACATGAACCATAATTTTCACCAGCTATACTACCATCTGACATACATATCATTCCTCTATCATCTACATATCCATAATCTGTACATACACATGTTACACCTCTACCAGCTACATCAGCTGTACAACCTACATATACATTAAATAAATTACTAAATGCTTGATTATTATGGTCGGCAATATATACACAACTATCTGACATCCAAAAATATGCTGCACACGGACCATCTACTATACTTTGGTCCCAACCAGATTGAAGACCTACTGATAATATACCACTTATTGTTAATGTACCTACATCTCCTGTACAAGTTGCACAGATTTCTTCCTCCACGGGCTCATTTTCTTGTGCAGGTTGCACAGATGGGGACACACCCGGCTCAGTGTACACATCATTATTTTCTTTCTCTGCCCACAACGGCACACCCGGCTCAGTGTACGAAAGATAATGTTCTGTTGACCACGGAATCTGCGTTTCATAAGTAATAACACCATCATTGATTGCTTTTTGAAATGCACCATCTGAATAAACATTTGGACCACCATACATTGATAAAATAAAACTAATAATTAATGCTAACATAATTTATACCTCCTTTAACATACTCTTAGTTACTCTAAGACCATTTTTTACGCGATAATTAAGATATTCTGATTTACTCATCTTAATCTTTTTACCATTAGGCATTGTTAAAATACCTGTTGAAAAATAATATTTACCATACTTATTTATACCACAACCATGACCAATCTGACCATTTTTCCATGCTGATTTCATATTCTCTGAATGACTACACCATCTTAAATTTTCGATGTTATTATTCATTTTATCACCATCTATATGGTCCACATCTCTCAAATTTTGAGGATTTTCAAGATATGCTTCAGCCACTAATCTATGTAATAATGTAACTTTACCATTAATACCAAGCTGAATATATCCTATATTATTGATACTTTTGCTAGGATAAAACCAATAATACTTATCCTCATATTCTCTCGTATCTACATACTTTAATACAATTACTGTACCATCTTTACCAACCCATACACCAGGCTGAACTTCCTTCATATTATTGATTAACTTATTAAACTCTGATTTACTGCTGCAATTTAACTTTCTTCTCATGATTTATTCCTCCTCATCTAAACTATCAATTACATAAATAACACCAAGCTTCTTATACAAAATACTATACAGATGATTATTTGCTATCATTGTACGACCATGTACATATTTTATCTCTTCTCCTTTCATTACCTTTATTTCACCTGTAACTGCTGAACATACATCATACATACTCTTCATATTTTTATCCTCCTTATTATAAATCTTCATCAGATAACATATTATTATGTTTCATTTCCCAAGCTTCTCTTATTTTTGCTTCTTCATATTTACTTTCACATACATAAGGCTTAAAATCATCTAAAAATGCATCATATTCTTCAATATTATCATATTTATTAATTCTAACCTCTTTATACTCTTTACCAATTCTTACTCTAATAAACATATTCTTATCCTCCTTATTCTTATGCTTAATTATTTAATTAAGCTCTTTATTTATTTATATTATACACAATAAAAACAAAAAAGTACACCTAAAATACTACCAAAAATAAATTATTTTTCTGTGCACATTTAACAATATCAATTTCCGGTGGGGGAACACCATTTTTCTATTTATTTCTATTCCTTCTATTTACTTCTGCTCCGCCACCTCCTTCCTTCTCCCTTCCTCTCCTTCATCTGTGTATTTCATTCTCCTA